TGCGGTAAGGGTAAACTTTACTCTCTCCATTTGGCTTTCCCCACAAGCTCGCCATCTTGCTTGATAAACCTCGCCAAAGGTTTTGCACATCTTTGGTCTTTTATCATCTTTGCCTGATACTCCGGTGTACAGTCGGCGCAGATATGCGAGCCGCCTGGGTTGCTCTGCCTAGCGGCTGCTTTCCACAAGCTATATTGCGCCAAACTGTCAAAGCACAACGGATGGGTATTCTTAATCATTTGTCTCGCCTAACGCTACGGCAATTTCCGCAAACAGTTCTAGTGGATATTCAAGCTCAAACTCATCGCACAAGAGCGCAATGAATTGTCTGCACCCTCTAAGCAATTCTTGCATCTCTGAGGCTCTCATCTCAACTTATCACCCTTTTGGCAGCGGTCATAAAACTCACATTCCCGAGGGCTGATACAGTTTGTACACGCATCGTCTGAATCACGAATAGACTGCAAGATTGCAATAGCTGCCGTTATATCTAGCTTGCTACCCGTTTGCAAAAATTCTATTGTTGTCTTTATTTTGTCTGCTTTGCCCATGATTCATCCTCCGTAAGTGTTTCAATTAACTTATCGAGATAATGCCTAGCTTTTTGTAAATCTTCTACCCCGTGTTTACCCTTATATCGTGTTACATATTTGATTATGTTGCCCTCTAGGTATCCTAGATTGTTTTGGATAATGTAATCCCACGGCTCAATAGTTAGCCTGTAATGCGTGCCGCCTACTTGGGTATCGTTAGCTTTAGTGCTTGGCTCGTATGGACACTCTATGCAGCTACAAAAGCCTGAGCCGCAGTTCTGTGGACGCTCGCTCATTTTTTATTTCGATCCATATCATCATTCATCTTAGAAAAAACAGCTATAGCTCGCTCCATTAGCATCCCTTCTACTTTGCCTGATTCAAACGCATCACGCTCGGCAACTAAAGCATCGTTTAATTTCTCCTCTAGTTCGGTTATACGCTCAACCAAACCCCTAATTATTTTTTTAATTGTTTGCAGTTTTGCTGCTAAATCAATTTGCTCTTGTTTTGTAATTAAACCTGATTTAAGTATCTCAATGTCTTTGTCTATATTCATGATGCTAATTTCCATAAGCCAATTTGACTAAACGCATAACCTGCCCAAACCATTCCGGTGCTCATATTGCCTTTGTGGAATTGCTCAATACTTACCCATAGGTAGGCAACTCCGGTCGCTGCGATTAGCCAATGGCTCATAATTATTCCTTAAAAAGGTGTGTCTGACTCTTCGTCTGCAATGCTTGCCTGGCGCTGCCGTGGCTGCTCGTCTTTAGCTTTAGGCTCAAACAAACTAAACCAACCGTCTGAGCCAACAGGTACAGCCTCTAGCTTGAGTGCTAGACCGCCTGTCTTGGTGTTCATAACAATCCCACACTTTAGCCAACGGCGCTTCTCAGTGCCGTTCTTGTCTGTGTAGCTTCCTGTAGATGCCATTACTTCGTAAGCGATACTCATTTCATTTTTTCCTTTAAGCCGTTAACGGCGCTATTTACTTCGTCTAAAAACTTAATTACTCGGTCTTGCAACTTCTCGATATACTCATCGTCCCTGTAAACACGGACAATCAGCATTTGTAAACCATCCGGCAGTCTTGGGTCAAAACTTACGAAATCACACCACTTCCGACCCGTAACTGCTAGTTGGCATTGAATCTGCGGGATGTACTTTGTGGGCACTTTGTCCTGCATAACGTAATCTATATGCGTAGCCGTGTTTGGACACTTGATCTCGATAAGCCCATCCTCGCCCACCAACCCGTCCGGTGAGCATCCAAACATAGGGATAGTCTCGTGCTCAACAAAGGCAACTTGGTCTACAAAGCTACCTGTCTTAACCTCGTATTCAGCACGAGCTAAAGGCTCTTGTTCAACTCCCCATTGCATAGCAGCATTGGTAAACGACTCTGTTTTGTTACCCGTAAGCCGCTCCACCACTAGGTCAGCAAGGTAATTCCGATACCCTGCTGTTGTAATGGATGACATTACATCCGATACCTTGGAGGCAGTAACTTTGCCAGCACGCAAGGCAAGCCACTCGGGACTGCCTTGCTCGATCATTCTGCCACCTTTGCTAAAAGTTCAGCCTTACGAGCATCCTTAGCCGCATTGACCTTTGCAAATGCCTCTGTATCGCCTTTAAACAGCTTTACAGCGCCTGAAAAGTGGGTCTTGAGTGAATCTAAGTCTACGGCTGATTGGATCGCCTTGACCGCTACCTCTACATCTACCGTAGGTTTCTGCCTGGACGCTGCGTTACCGTCATCATCCTCACCTGCGATACCACAAGCCGCCATAATGCTGTAGCGTCTTGCATACGACAATGCGCTACCGTAGCCCTGTGGGTCTTGCTTACTAGCGGGAACGTGCAACATACCGCCTTTAAGCATTTCGCCTGACTCGTGCAGGAATACGGTTTCTACTACCACTCCGCTATCGCACATAGAAGTTTCTTGGTATACAGCAATCCCGTTATTTAGGAGAGCATCGTTTACAGCTTCCAAACAGGCAGCTAGATCGGCATACTTGCTACGGAAATGTGGGTTAACAGATGTTTTAAGTGCTGGGGCAAACTCTCGCTTTGCCTTAACAAACGCTTGTGCTATTGCTTTCATTTTGTCACCTTGTAGATTCGTGCTTCTATTTTGTCTAGCATTTCCCCAATTGCAGGATCAGGACTGTAGTAAGCCTCGGAAATGGTCTTTAGCAAGTCCATAACAAAGTGTTTATCGCTCATGTGCTCAGCCCAGAATTCTGCGTCACGGATCGGGTACTTACCGTCTGAGAACGCTTGCATAATGCGGACATTGGTTTCGAGGTTCATAGCAGCTCCAGCACAAACAAAGCGCCAAAGGCAAAAGCGGCAATTGCGTAGAGTGTTGCATCGTATGTAGATATTGTTTTCATTTGTAGCTCCTTGGTAAAGTGATGTAACTGTAAATCTGTGTCTTTTATGCGTATATAGGGACTTTCCCTAATAGACTTAAAACTCAAACTCCTTTACTTCGTACCGTCCTTTAGCGTTTTTTGACCATCCTTGTACTAGCACCCGCCATCCTGACCGTAGCATCTCAGGGAAAGCATCACTCGCCTCAATCTTCTTAATCCTGCTAGACATATTGGACTTGCTCGTAACCTGTACCGCTACCGTCTCTCCGTTACCAATGCAGAGCAGGTCGATACAGCCGTACAGATCATGCCTACGCTTGGTGAAGTAGTTGTAATGGTCGCAATTAGCTACCTGATAACCGAGGGACTTCATGAGTGCTATCGAGCGTGCGGATGGTGTCATTTCGCTGTCCTATCAGGATTGGCTTAGATTTGAAATTAACGCCCGCTAGAGCGTTTTGTTGGTCGGTGATTCCCACGAGTACCTGCGGTGCTTCTATCGGCGCTCCTGTGGTCTTTAAACCCCTGTAGCGGGTCTGAAACTCCTTAGCCACAAACGCCCACTCGTCTTCCTCTTTCTTGCCAAGATGCACCCACCCACCCATGTCTTGTATGACCTTGTGGATAATCGGGTCTGTAAACTGTACGCTTTGGTATGTGCCGACAGAGCGGATAGCTTTGTCTACGAGCGACCAGGCTTGCAGGGCAGTATCAATATTAGTACCACCAATAAGTTTTACAACATCTGCGGGTTTAGGTAGGAATTGACCGTTATCAGGGTTAAGCAGATGGCGAGCTAGTGCGTCCTTTACAGCTTTCAGGTCGTATTGGCGCAAAGCCTCAAACCATATACGCAGAAGCATGGTGCTAACTTCCTTGCCGTAGACCGCAAACATACCGCCCATAAACTGAGCAAACTCTTTTTTATCTTCGTCAACCATTTATGAAAGCCTCCGCAGCCTGTTGGTTAGAGTTCTCTAGCGCCTGTTGCTTACCCGCCTTGTTTACCCACTCAGCCTTAAACCCTAGCCACCCACGAGAGCAGCACTCCATAACAGCCTCGTTTAGAGACCATCCTGCCTTGTCTGCCTCTGCCCGCAGTTGGTTGATAGCTGACTCGGTAATAGGTGACTTCTTAGCCCTGCGGACTTCCATGTAGTCCAACCATGTTTGCGCTAAAACATCATGCGGGCGTGATACTTTTGGCTTTGTATCTTTTAGGATACTTTTTGGCTCGGAGGTAACATTTATGTTACTCAGGGATAGCTTTAGGAAATGCAAAGCCTGACCGCCTAAGCTGCGACAGTTCTCTGCTGCTAGGTCTTCTAACTGCTGCCGTATCTCGGATGGTATGCGGATAGATATTGTTGTGTCGTTTTTCATGCGTCCCCCATTGCCATCTCAAGTTTGTAATTGACACACTTTGCAAACGCTCTGGTGTCAAACCTATTCCAGTCTTTACGCACAATACCGTCCGTATCCAGAATGTCGTAGTCGTAATCCAGAATCCCGCAATCCTCGCCTGACGATAGGATATGCTTGCGTACAGATACACCCACAACACAAGGCTGCTCGTCATCCGTATCGGTCTGGATATACATAGGTAGCTCGTAGTCGTACATTGTTATCTCCTGTGGCGTTAGTGCCATGTAAGAAATTGTATACATTCTATTGCAAATGTACACTAGGTGTTTTCCCTAAGTTGTGGCAAATAAAATCCCATTAACTGTTTGCTAGGTTTTTGGGATTTTTTCCGTGTATAATTCAGGTGTTGGTGTGAGAAACCGATGCAAACCGTTTAAGTCTGTGTCTTGACCCGAAAGGGCGTTCTGTCTCACAAAGATAGATTTCTCACCAAGATGCAGATTTAAGCGGTTTTTTGTTTCTTAACCATCCGTACTCCACACGATAGCAAGAGCCTATATGGGCTGCGTGGAATAGAACATAGGCTACTGTACACCCCAGAGCAAGCCTCGCCGACTTAAATGGGTACGGCACAAGGTATAGGGACATGGTGGGACAAGACCTATGCTGACTGAACATTAACTCCGTGTAGGACTGGTATATATCTTTAAGATATCTATGGGTCAGGCAGGTAAGGCGTAGGAAACTACACGCTTACCACCCTTGGGTAAACTATCACTCAAAATATGCACACTAACAATACTAGGGTTAGCGATAGTAAAAACTGTTAGTTATCCTGTGGTACATTCATTGCGTGGGTACTAAGCGTTAGCTCCTTAGTGGGTATGAAAAACATGAGTACCTTGGCAGGCACTCGCACTCTTCACCCAAAATTCTTTAATTTGATCCTGCTTGATGGAAGCCCACACCTAATTCTGGAGACAAAATGGAATACAAGGGATTTAGTATCGACCAGCTACCTATCCGGCAAGGCGCAATGGAGATTCTCAGGAAGCCATCACTTATAGGCGGTAACTTGTACAAGTCTGTATTTGCTGAAAAACAACAAGAATGTAAACAACTTGCTCCTAAAAGCAAAAAATAGTATCATTTGGGCGGGGTAGTGTTTTCTGAAAACGTGCCCCAATCTCCTTGGTTCTTTGCCTCACTAACGTGGGGCTTTTTTTATGCACACAATCGTAACTGTTTGCTGGGGCAATTATTGGGAGACATACGGTAAGCGATGGCTACAAGCCGCTACCGCAATCTCCGTTAAGCCTGAGATTATTATCGTGTCTGACAAACCGTTGGACACAGAGCATCGGGTCGTTATTAATACG